GCTGACGCAGATCCAGCAGCTAAAGCTCCTCCAAAACTTTGAGTACCAAATAATCCTGCCCCTGGAAAAAAGAATGACGCACCAATTAATAATCCTCCCAATAAAATATTTCTAAATCCACCACCTGCACCTGATATTACTGGAACGATATGAATATCCTGTTGTCCTATTGGATAATCTAATTCATCTTCATTAATCTCGTAATTCCCAATTTTTACTTGATAATGTTTAGGAGTCATATACTTTTCAACTTCTGGAAAATTATTTACTAAAAAACTAACAGCTTGAGGTAAATTATGTACTTGCACTTCAAATTCTTTGTGGCCTATAAATTTAGCCAACTCTCCATACAATTTTAGTTTACGCAACATAACGATACCGCCCTCCTGTACATTTTAACAACCAAGGTGAGTATGGCTCTCTACAAGATAGTCTATCTGCTAAATGATGTAAAACATCTCCATCTAAGAAAATAGCCACATGATTTAATCCTTGTCCAAAGATACTCATTGCTAAAACATCACCATTTATTAATTCTTCGTTTGGATCTAGTAATCTAAAACCCCTGCTAGGTAAATACCTTTCAAAAACAGGATCATTTAAGAAATCTTCTACTTTTGCTGGTCTTTCATAATCTAATAATTCAATTCCCCTCTCTTCTTTATACCAATCAATAACTAATGACCAACAATCTGTTATACCCCAAACCCATTCTCTTCCTAATAATGGAGCTTTATAACCACTTGGTTCGCAATAACCCCACTTTTCTGTTTTTGGATTAACAATATGCCAAGGTAAATTAGAATCTTCACAGCTAATCAAATCTGCCTGACTCGGAGTTGGAGGAGTAACTGGATGACTATGAACAATGCCTGTAATCTCACCAACAGAATCAGCCTTTACATAATCAACTGGATCGAGAACAAAACATTGATATGAAGTCATAGATAAATTATTACAGGGATAATATCTTTCTTTACCTTTTACATTTAACAAAAGACCAACAGATTCTTTCGGATCTTCAACTTTTGCATGACTGAGAGCAGCTTCCTTCCAATCACTCATGGCATAAACGTACCAATAGAAGGAAATAGTTGCTTAGTGCATACTCTTAAAGGGATTCTTATATTTGCCAGATCAAAAGAAGCAGCTAATTCAAATTGAACAACGGCTCTATTTTCTGCTGATTTTCTATCTATTTTGTAAATTTGTTGAGGATATTCTGCTGTTGGATCAGGTGTTCCGTAAGGGTTTGATTGACTTGTAGAAGTTGAACTTGTTTGTTGTTGGATCGTATTTGGGTTATTCATTGTAATTGTATTTCCCATTCCATTACCATGAACGCTGCAATAGTATCTCAAATCATTTGGTGCGGTTGGATATGCTGGCTGATAAGTTACTGTTGCCCCTGCTTGCCCAGGAGTCCCGCTAACAGTTGTAGTTTGTGATCCTCCAGCATCAGATTTTATTCTTAGTGGATGATTTGCATTTGTAGCATCTGACTGATTAAAAATATAAGTTGATGCACGTTTCATTGTAAGAACTGGATTCGTGCTTCCATTAATAGCAAAATAATTAGAACCACCTACATTCACTACTGTTACTGTGTAAGTTACAGTTTCTACATCAGAAGGATCAGCAATAGTTGAAGTTGATGTAGTTGTTGTGGCTACAGGATCAAAATTTGCAGAGTCTAAAAATCTAGCTAAAGTTGTTCTTCTTTTTACTACCGCACCAGTAAGATCATTTCCAGGAGTTACCTGATTTACGTTTAATAAAATAGCTGTAATTACATTGGTAACATTACTGATAGTCAAAGTAGGTCTTGGTAACTGACCATTTGCATATTTAAACCCATCAGCTTCCATTGGTATTGCAATATATGTATTCCCATCCCAAATAATGTTTCCATTATTGACTTCATTTGTACCAGAATGAAATCTATAAGTTGTAGCCGATCCATGTAAAGCTGCGTCTGTTGTTAACTCAAATAGTTCAATAACTGAGCCAGGATTTATGGATTGGGTTTCAGATACAGGATTTGCCATTAGGGTTCAAATACTTGTGTAAATGTTGCATTAATTCTATTTCTATCAAAACTAAATACTTCTTTAGTAAAAGAAGGACATACCCATTTAAAAGTAGTAGATGAATCTGGAGGTGACCAATCAAAAGATGCTCCATCAACTTTTCTTGCTTCTAAAAATGTTTCAATTTCTCCTGCATCTTCATTGTCAACATTAAATGTAAGACTCCATTGCTTTGCTTTTTGATTTATACCAAATGTAAATCTTTGTTGGTAGCCATCACCAAACTGAACTGTTCTGGTATTAGTAATATCAGTTTTATTTGCAGAAAAAACAGGGTTATAACTAGGAAAAGTAGCCATTATCTTAATAAACCTCCAGGTCTTCTTTGTTTTAATAATTCTGATTGTATCGCTGCTGAGATAGCCCTGCCAAGTTCTTTACTTTGTTGTTCATCACCTTGAACAGACGATCCAGAAGCATCTACATTTACGCTGATGTTTGTACTACCTCCTCCACCTAATTTATCATTAGGTATTATTGTCCCTGATCTTTTTGGAACGAATAACTCTGGCCCTTTCTCTCCTACTATTGAAGGTTTACCGACAGGAGGGCTCCCTCCATTTGCAAAACCAAGTAAACCAAACAAACCACTTGTTACAGTTTTTCCTCCTACATTTCCAAACAACAAAGCATTTAGTCCCATATCTAAAAATCTGTCTGCGACATTATTTAATAAATCACCGAGAGTTGATGTTCCTCTGATAAGACCTTTAATTCCATTTTTTATATCATTTTGAATTGTTGTTGCCATTCTTTCAAAAGCATCAACAGATTCATTTGCAGCATTTTGTAATTTTCTAGTTTCTAACGTAAGATCCTTTGCAACTTCAAAATTTTCTTTATTAGCGTTTACTTGTGCCTCAATACTAGTAACAGTTAGTTTTGCACGTTCAAGCCTCGCTTGATCTTCAATAGATAAATTTTTTCTTCCATCTAATTCGTTTACAGTTGATTGAGCTATGTTTTTTTGATTTTCAAATATGTCCAATCTAGTTTGGTTCGCTTTTTCCAAAGCTAATATTTCTTCAGCCAATCCTTTAGAGATAACAAATCGACCTTCTGTTCTTATTTCATTTAAACGCTGCTCCGAATTAATTTGTTCTCTTGTTCTAAGTTGTTGATTCCTAAGTTCAGCACCAGCACTTTTTTCAATAATTTCTCCAGCTTTTTTTGCAGCATTTAGTTTGATTTGATTTTTCTGGCTTTGTATTTCCTCTTTTTTAACTGGAATTTTATCTCTTGCTTGAAAAATATCTGCTCCTGGGCCAAAAAGACCTCCTCCAAAATTACGTTTACCAGCTAGTAATTCTAATTTGGCTAATTCTTCTTCTAAATTTTTAAGATTAGTATTTAATTCTTTTATAGTTGAATCATCAATAGATTCTAAACCAGCTTGTGCTTTTCCAAGATCTAAACCTCCAGGATCAAATACTTCTGAAATATTATTTACAATTTTTGCAGCATTAGCTTTTGTTTTTAATGCAAAATCAGAAAACTTATTAACAAATAATTCGGCTCCTTCTCTAAGCTTTCTAAAAGCTTCAACACCTTCATCCCCGACAACATCTGCAATGTCTTTCGTTATTTCTTTTAAAGCAGCTTGTTTTCCTCTAAATTCTTCGATTATTTTAATTTCATCTTTTCTTGCTTTACTTAAACCACCTAATTTTTCAATAGCTGCATCTATATCAGCATTTAGGGGATCTAATGCTTTAGCTAAACCTAATACTTGTTCTTGAAATATAGTTACGGAAGAAGTACCAACTAAACCTCCAGCAAAACCTCCCATCGGGCCAAATGCAGAACCTACTAATCCTCCACCGAAACCACCTGCTGCTGCTGCTGGCCCTTGTCCAAACAGTAAAGGAAAAGCACCACTAACTGCTGCACTAGATATTGCAGCACCAAAACCTCCTCCACCTCTTCCTCCTCCACTTGCAAAACCGCTACTCTGTGCAGCCCTTAATATTTTTTGTTGTTGTAATTGTCTAGTAGACCCTTGCAATGACTTTAGTTCTAGCAAAGCTGAATCTGCTGATGCTTTTGCTAGTTTAAATTTACCTTTAGAGTTAGCTAAAGCTGCTCTATTTAAAGATCTACTAGCTTTATCGACATTTAATCCTTGAGCTTTTGCTTTTGCTATCTGATCTCCAATGCTTCTTACCCGAACCATTGAAGCTCTTTTTTTCTCTTGAAGATTTAAAGATTCTTTTTCTGATTTATTATTTTTCTTTTCGGAAGCTGCTCCTCCTCCTTTATTTAACTGATTTACTTTGCCACTAACCTTATCTAAAAGTTTTGATAACTCTTGTACTTTCTTTAGACCTTTTACATTAATCTCTATATCTGCTCTAGTTGCCACGACTAAACAATAAAAGGTTACTTTATTCTATCTTATCTTCTTCGTTTTGCTTTTTCAAATTCTTTTTCTTGTTCTTCATTAATTATTTGAAAATATGAACTCCAACCAATAATTTCATCTAAAGTCAGATCTCTTACTTCTCTTAAACTTTTTCCTAATTCTTTAGCTACACCAAATTGAAGCATCATTAAATTATCTTTCTTTAATTCAGCAGCTAGTCTTTTGGGTCGAGTGCTTCCTCTTCTTCTGTAATAACTGCAAGCATTAATTTCTGTAAATCGCTATCTTTTACTTCGTTTTTCAAGACATCAATTTCTCCTGCACTAAATAATTTCCTGCCAGTTTCGTCTAATGCTTTTGTCATTAATAATTGCAAGGCAAAATTATTATTATCATCTCTAGAAAGTCTTTGTGCTCGATCACGTTCTGCCATTGTTAATGGACTTACATACATCTCAAAAACAGAACCATCAGATAATGTAACTTCTTTTTTAATTGGTTCAAGATTTGCAGCTTTTCTTAAACGATCCAATGCTGATAGATTGCTTGCCATAAAATAAAATTAATATATTGATATTCTAATGCAAAACATGAAAAAACCCCAGATAATCTGAGGTTCGTTAAGTTATGCTAATTTAACTAAGCAGTCTTAGATAGATCGAATGTAGGAGCAGCACTAGGTCTGAAGGCTATCTCTACAACCTGTCCGTCATCTGGGTTTACGTTGAAACTTGCAGATGTAAGAATGATATCTGCCAAAATTGATCTACTTGCGTTTTGATCTACGTTAGCACCACTCATCTGACGATCAATATACAATCTAACCTTTGCACCAGCTTGTTGACGTTGGATAACGTCTTCAACCATTCTACTGGATAGTAATGTGTCATCATCTGTTGAGTAAACACTAGCAGAACCACTACCATCAGCAAAACCTGAGATAAAAGTTCTAAATGGTGCAGTCTGAGTAACAGTTTGACCAATACTTGTTACGTCAATTTCTGCTCTGGTTATTTCAAAACTCCATTCTCTTACAGATCCAACAACTAATGGTGTAGTAAATGTAATGCTTGCAAAAGTTCCTGCTGTAAAAGTAGGTGCTGCTGAAGCTGTTAATGCTGCTCCTCCTGCTGTTGCAGAAAGTGTCATAACACCAGTTGAAGCATCATAAGTTTTTACAAAATGATCTCCTGCTGCAATACAGTTAGTTAATGTTGCTCCTGATGGATATGCAAGTGTTACTGTATCGTTAACTTTGTAACCCAACTGAGATCCTACAGTAATGTTTCCTCCTGATGAAGGAAAAGCTGTAGCTGCAAGAGTTGTTACGCTTGTACCAGCAGGAGAATAATATAAAGCTCCCGAAGTACCCGATAGAACTGTAGCCATGATAATAATTCTAAGGTTTGAACATACGGGTACTACCCGATATGTCTATAGGATAGCGTGAATTACAGCAAAGATTCAAGAAATTACTGTAGCTTGAAAATTTGTTTCGATTGTTGATACAAAGAAAGGTCTATCATCTTCAAATGTAGGCCCAGTAACTTCTCCAGTTCTTACATGAATCCCACTTGTAGGCTGCCCTGTATTGTTTAATGTTTCAATACTGGTAAATGCAGTATTAATCAAAGTTTGACTTCTGGCTGGCCCTTTATCCTTCTCTGCAAATGCTCTTACTGTAACAATTCCTCTTACATTATCTAAAGAACCAGTTAAACCAATTTCAGTTGTTACTCCAAATTGAATATTTACATAAACAAATTCACTATCTGCATCAGAAGTAACGTCACCAAAATTATCAAAAAATACAGGAACAGCAGGACTTAATGCTGCGTAAGCTGTTTTAATTGGTGCTTCAAATTTTGATCTAATTCCTTGATAATTCATTTAAAACCTTTAGCTCCTTGCTTTACTTTTTGGATAGCTTTATCTATCTCAATTTTAACAGTTTTATCTAATTCACCTCCTCGTTTGAATGTTGTTAACCAATCAGGTTGTGCTGTTCTGCTTGAAACACTTGTTTCACGACCTCCTCCAATTTCATATCTTAATGATTCACCAGGTTTTCTTCCTGTATCTGTTTGCACCCACTTTCTTCCTTTTCTACCAGCACCTATTGGTTGTGGAGTGAATCTTCTAAATCTTCCTAATTTTTTATCTTCTGCATAGTCCTTGTGATCTGAAACATTAGTGATATTAAAACTAAGCCTATTTTTACCAAGAATAGATCGTGTGACTGCTCTACCAGATAATCTTGGAACTTTAATTTTAGCTGGAGCACCAGGTTGTTTTGTACCCGAAGATGTTCTACCAGCACCTGTAATCTGCCAAGAGTTTGCATATTCTCCTGTCCAGATCGGCCCTTTTCTTTGCAATTTATCTACAGTTTCTTGTGCTGCGTTTAATGGGCCACTATATGCAACACTTGCAGCCCAACGATCAAGTTCTTTTATAAATGTTGGTAATTCATTTCTTGCCTTTGCCATTTATTGTGGCCTCGCAATAATTGTATGAAGTATAGGATTATCTCCCCTCGATGTATTAATACTAATAATTCTTGCAACTTTATTCACTCCATCTGCTGCATATTGAATCCTGTCTTT